CTTATATGCTAACTCAAGATATTGTGAATTGTGCTACCAATGTAAAAATTGGTTCATTTGGTTTAACCTTTGAATCTCCATTATCATTAATTACATCTACTTCAATAGTTGATGCAAATAATCAATATCAATTGGAAATGGATTTGCCATTGGGTTATCCTATTTATAGTGGGGATGGGGTTAATAGAACACAAGCAAATATGGCTTATGGAACTATCCAACAATTAGTATCAGGTAACTTTGTATCAGCAACAGGATGGTATCGTTACGGACCTTACACAACTCCTACGGATGGTTTAAGCCAAACTATAATGAAGGAATACATAAACAATTATAGAAGGAACTTAATTAATGTAGATTGTAACTTATTTGGAATAACAACAAGTAATGGTAATTTTGCTGCGAATAAGTTATTGCAGATATTAGATACCGACCCAGCACAAATAAACATTGAGGATAATAGATATATGACAGGGAATATGACTATTGACATAGTAGGCTGTGAAACTCAAGCTACTTTATTGGATATTTCAAATGAGGAGATAAGTAGCACAATAGAAACAATATTCACAGTAAACGGAGTACCTTTTAATTAATTAACTTTGTAGTTATGGCAGACAATGTACAGGGAAATAATATAATGTTGTATTATCACGAACCAGCTTCGGAGACTTATCCTGAAGGTAGGGATATTCCGTTTTCGTGTTCTACAAATTGCACATTTAGTGTAAGTGTTGACCAAAAAGAGGTAACAAGCCAAACGAGTGCGTGGTATAGAGAATACAAAAACGATACTGCAAGTTGGACAGTAACTTGTGATGGTCTTATAACTTTGGATGGTTATGGCTATTTATTTTTATTAGAACAACAACAAGCAAGGACTACAATTTTAGTAAAGTTTGTTATTGATAACGGAGTTGATGGTTTGGTAGTTATTAGTGGGGATTCTAACTTAACAAGTTTACAAATTAACGCACCTTACAAAGACATAGCAACGTATAGTGTATCGTTACAGGGTACAGGTGCTTATGGAACAACAGGAACGACAATCAATCCAAGTGGAACAATTATTGTAGCTGGTGGTGCGGTTTACACGAAAGGATTTGTTGCAGCAGGTGGAGAAAGTACGAAAGTGTGGGCAGATATGATAGGTAAGACTTGTCTTTATGTTTCTCGTGGTGGTATTGATGTTCAAGACATATTGATAACAGGTACACCGATTGATGAGCAAGTTAAATGGACAAGTTCAACAGGTACATTGACATTTGGAAGGGTTTTGGAAAGTGGAGAATATATAAGGGCATTATTTCAATAATTTAGTTATAAATTAATATAATATGGCAAATCAAATTGTAGTTTCAGCAGGTGCGAAGGTTAGGAATTTAGATGGTGTTTTAACAGGAACAAGTGGGGTGGTAAATTCATTGCCTATAAACGCATCAAATGGTATTCCGCAACTTGATGTCAATGGTAAGATTTTAGTAAGTCAGTTACCAAATAGCGTTATGGAATATCAAGGAGTTTGGAATGCAAATACCAATACTCCAACATTAACTAATGGCGGTGCTTTTAATCAAGGTGATGTTTATTTGTGTAATGTGGCAGGTACTACAAACTTTGGTGCTGGTCCTATTTCTTTTATAGTGGGAGACCAAGCAATTTATTCAGGAACAATTTGGCAAAAAGCTGGTGGAGCAACAGGAACAGTTACAAGTGTATCAATTACCGAAAGCGGAGATAGTTTAAACATCACAGGCTCACCAATTACTACAAGCGGAACAATTAACATAGGCTTCAACGGAACAAATTTGCAATATGTTAACGGAGCAGGAAACTTGACAACCTTCCCTACTTTAATCACTTCCATAGGTTTATCTATGCCAAGTGCTTTTAGTGTCGCAAATAGCCCATTAACGGCTAATGGAACGATTGCAGTAACAGGAGCAGGTTATGCTTCACAATATATCAGGGGAGATGGTACTTTAGCAGATTTCCCTTCAAGTGGCGGTGGCGGTTCTTCGGTTTCGTATTATCTTAACGGAGGAACAAGTCAAGGCACTATTGGTGGTACTACTTATTACGAAATGAGTAAAACTGCCGACACAGGAACAGGGGTTGATTTTACCAAATCAGGAGATGGTTTTATAGTAGCTTTCTTAACGGATGCTAACGACCCTGCACAATTAAATATCCCAGCAGGTAATTGGAACTATGAGATTTATGCTTCAATGAGTGCTAATGGTGGGACACCGCAGATGTACGCAGAACTTTACAAGTACGATGGTACTACTTTCACTTTGATTTCTACAAGTACTAATGAAATTTTATATGATGGAACTAACTTGAATCTTTACACTTTTGGCATGACAGTTCCTGCTACGACTTTGGCTTTAACGGATAGGTTGGCTATTAAATTATACGCTACAAATAGCGGTGGTAAGACTACAACAGTTCATACTCAAGATTCTCATTTGTGTCAAGTTATAACAACATTTAGTACAGGTATAACTGCGTTAAATGGTTTGACTGCTCAAGTTCAGTATTTCCAAACAGGAACGAGTGGAACGGATTTCAATATCTCAAGTACAACTGCTACGCATACTTTTAATATTCCTGATGCGAGTGCAACTGCAAGGGGATTGATTACAACAGGAACTCAAACAATAGCAGGGACAAAGACTTTTAGTACTGCAATTAAATCCGATGGTTCTATTTTATTAAAAAATGGAATACAATCAGTTTTAGGTGGTTATGTTAATATTGGAGCAAATGCATTTGGTAAAGGAATTGATATTTCGTATTATGATACTTCTGGTATAAGTCCATTAACGCAAGTATTAAATTTTAGCCCAACTGCTTCTTATACTTATTTATTCCCTTCTGCAAGTGGCACAATAGCACTTACATCTGCTTTAGCAAATTATGTAGATTTAACTACTGCTCAAACAATAGGTGGCACAAAGACTTTCTCGGATGCTACTAAAAACAACGGAGGCATATTTTTACAAAATGCTTCAAGTAACTCATTAGCAGGTTATATGAATATAGGTGGATTAACCAATGGGGTTAAGTTCACAAGTGGTGGTGGTATTAGTAATACTTTTACTTTACCAAGTGCAACAGGATATACTTTTACTTTTCCTAATGCAACAGGAACTTTGGCTTTAACTAGCGACATCCCTTCAATTACAGGACTTGTTCCTTACACAGGTGCAACTACAAATGTAGATTTGGGTGGTAATAGTTTATATTTAAATAATAGTCAAGCGGTATTTGGTAGAAATTTAGCAGGTTCAACATCTTATGCCCTTATAGGTGTTAATGCATCTAATAAGGTTCAAATTGATACAAGTGCTTTAGGAGTTGTTTTTGGTGGTACTATTGGTAATGGTACATACACTTATACACTTCCAAGTGCAACAGGAACTTTAGCTCTAACAAGTGATTTAACAGGCGGAACAGTTACATCGGTAGCTGCTTTAACAATAGGTACAAGTGGAACTGATTTAAGTTCAAGTGTAGCTAATAGCACTACAACCCCTGTAATTACTTTAAATGTACCAACTGCAAGTGCTACGAATCGTGGTGCATTATCAAGTGCGGATTGGACAACATTTAACAATAAGCAAAGTGCTTTAACTAATCCTGTAACAGGAACAGGTACTACCAACTACCTACCTAAATTTACAGGTGCAAGTACAATAGGGAATAGTTTAGTTTATGATAATGGTACTAATGTTGGAATTGGAACTGTTAGTCCTACTGCATTATTGCATTTAAGCGGAGCAAATACTGCATATAGAGGTCAATTAACAATTCAATCAACTGATTATGCTCAAATAACATTTTATAAAGGAGCAACAACCAATACTGATTTAAACGCATCTATATTTTCAAACATTACTACTTCCGAATTTGTAATTAGAAATAATGCAAATGCAGCAATGATATTTGATACTAATGCTACCGAAAGAATGCGTATTACAAGCACAGGCAATTTAGGATTAGGAGTTACACCGAGTGCGTGGAGTGATTTTAAAGTTCTTGAATTTGCAAATGGAGTATATGTTGGTACATACACAGGTGGAGGTCAAACGATGTATCTTGGAGCAAATAATTATTTTAATGGTACTGATTATATTTATAAAGTTTCAGCTTATGCAACAAGGTATCAACAGGCATCAGGTGTTCACGCTTGGTACACAAGTACTATTTCAGGAACGGCAGGTAATGTTGCATCCTTTAATCAATCAATGGCTCTATTGACTAATGGAAATTTATTAATAGGAACTACTACCGATGCAGGCTACAAGCTAGATGTTAATGGTACAGGAAGGTTTAGTTCATCATCTACAAATCAATTAACATTAAATGGCGGAACAACTGTTGCAACAAGACTATTAGTTGCAAGAGGTAGTGATGATAGTAGTCAAAATTTATTATTAGGTTGGAATAGTATTACAGTACAAAGAACAAGTGTTACAATAACAGACCCTCAAACTGATTTTAGTATAATTCAACAAGCTAGCAATGGCTCAAGAACTGCTTTATACATAGCATCCACAGGAGCAGCAACTTTTTCAAGTTCGGTTACCGCAACAGGATTCTTTGAATCATCCGATAGCAGATTAAAAACACTTATCCAAGATAACTATCAAACAAAAGGGATTGCATCAATAACTCCAAAACTATACACTAAAAACGGAAAGGTTGAATTAGGTTATTATGCTCAAGATTTTGTTGGGATATTAGATAGTGCGGTTTCAAAAGGTAGTGATGATATGTTAAGCCTATCTTATCGTGAGGTG